TGCTCAACGCCTGCGAAAACATGTCCCGCCGCGGCGTCCCGACTTTGTATTTCTCGCTGGAGATGCCCGCCAACGAGCTGGCCAGTCGCGTTGTCCTCGGCCGCGCGGAGACCAACATTGAGGTCGTTCGCAATGGCTTCCTCGACCACGCCAGCAAGCTCCGCATCGTGCAGGCCGCCGACCAGTTCGCCACGGAACCCCTCTACGTTGACGATCGCGGCGGCCTGACGATGCTCGACATCCGCGGCCGCGCACGTCTTGCCGTCCGCCGCTGGGGCGTGAAGGTCATCTTTGTTGATTATCTGCAGCTGGTCAGCCACGCCGGAGCCCAGTCCCGCGAGAACGAAGTTGGCTTTGTCTCCCGCGGACTTAAAGCCATGGCCATGGAGCTAGGAGTGCCGGTCGTTGCCGCCGCCCAGGTAAACCGCAACGCAGAAAAGGCCGTTGACAACCGCCCAAAGATGTCCGACCTCCGCGAGAGTGGCAGCATTGAGCAGGATGCTGATTTGGTCTGTCTACTGCACAGGCCTGCGTACTACGCCGCCGACCAAGAAACTGAGCCCGATCCGCAGGATGCAGAGTTGATCATTGCGAAACATAGGGCCGGTGCCACTGGCAAGGTCAACTTGGTCTGGCGCCCGCGGCTGACCCGCTTTGAGAACGCCGCGCTTGGCAACCGCACCACAGACACCGCCGACACCGTCTACGCACCATCGCGTCAAATGCAGGAGGTCTTTTACAAATGAACTCCCGCGCGAAAGGAGCCCGCGGAGAACGCATGTGGCGCGATGAATTGCGCTCCGCATTCGGTGATTCCGGCATTCGCCGCGGCCAGCAGTTCAGCGGCCTCGGCGACTCGCCCGATGTCGTCTGCCCTTGCCTTCCAGACATTCACTGGGAGGTAAAATTTTGCCAAGTGACCAAGGTGAAAGACTGGCTCGCCCAGGCTATCCGCGATGCCAAGGACAAGCTCTTCCCGGTCGTTGCCCACAAGCGCACCGGCGAGGACTGGCTGGTCACCCTGCGCGCTAACGATTTCCTCACCATCCTCCGCGGCTCTGATTTTCTAGTACCAACACAAACACAACCACAACCACAAACCAAATAATACCATGGCAACAAAAACCCTAACCACACCCGCGGGCATCGCTCGCTATCCCAGCCTCAATCGCGCCGACACCAAGTTCGACGAGATTGGCGTCTACAAAGTGAACCTTGAAATGTCCTCCGAGGACGCCGAGCCGTTCATCAAGCAAGTCGAAGCCATCTTCGCCGAGTTCCTTGACGACAAGAAGCGCGAGTTGAAGAAGGACAAGCTCAAGCTGCACGCCGCACCTTGGGAAGACAACGACGGCCTTACCCAGCTCAAGCTCAAAGTCAAAGCCATGGGCAAGAACAAGGAAGGCGAAACCTTCAGCCGCCAGCCGAAGCTCTTTGGCTCGGACGGCCAGCCCATCACCGACAACATCGGCGGCGGGTCCAAGCTCAAAGTCGCTGTCGTTCCTTATTGCTGGTACACCGCATCCCTTGGCGCCGGCATCACGCTGCAGCCGAAAGCCGTGCAAGTCCTTGACCTCGTTACCTGGGGCGACGGCGGCAGCGCGCAAGCCTACGGCTTTGACGTGAGCGAGTCCGCAGCCCCTGCGGCCAAGACCGGCACCGACGACCAAGAGATCAGCTGGTAACCAGCATGCCTGCCAAAACACCACGCAAGGCAACTACGCGCAGGGCCAAGGCGGTCAAACCCGCCGAGCCCGACCGCTTCACCGAGGACGGACGCAAGATCGTACGCCTTGAAAAGACCCGGGCTCACCAGAAGTACCCGCTTAAAGACGGCACCGACGTTCCCGGTGCCAGCACTATCGCCAAGATCGGTGAGGACACCAGCGGTCTTATCCACTGGGCATGGAAGCTTGGAACTGAAGGGCAGGACTACCGGAAGGTCCGTGATAAGGCGGCCGATATTGGGACGGTCGCGCACTTCATGATCGAATGTTTTCTGCACAATCATGAGCCCGACCTCTCGGAGTTCTCCCCAGCAGACGTTGAGAAGGCGACCATTGCCTACAACAACTTCCGCACTTGGTGGGATGAGGAGGGCTTTGAGGTCATCGAGCCTGAGGTCCAGCTGGTCAGCGAAGAATACCTCTTCGGAGGAACCATCGATGCTCCCGCGCGCGACCGTGACGGCAAGGTTGTGCTCCTCGACTGGAAGACATCCAAAGCCATCGTGCCGGCGCACAAGATCCAATTGGCTGGCTACGAGCAGCTGTGGAACGAAAACCGGCCGACCATGAAAGTCCAGCGCCGCGGCATCGTGCGCATCGGCAAGGAGTCGCCAGACGACTTTGAGGTTTCCTGGATCTTCTCCGCAGAGCCGCTGTGGGAAAACTTCAAGGCTCGCCTGTTCCTGCACTACGCGAATCTGCGCCTCAAGAAAGCAGCCTAATGCGCACCGCACAAACCATCCTCACCGCCGCGGCCACCGCCGTGTGCGGCGAGCGTAATGACAGCTACGGTGCGCCTAGCGATGACTTCGGCACGCAGGCCGCGATGATCTCAGCCTACCTCACTCGCAGCAACGGCTACCCCGTAGTCGTCACCGCAAGCGACATCGCCGCGCTGATGATCTGCGTGAAGCTCGGCCGGCAGTCCCACGCAGCCAAGGCCGACAACTGGCTTGACATCGCTGGCTACGCAGCATGCGGGGCCGAATGCGACGAGGCTGGCGCCCAGCAATAAAATGAAACGCCCCGCCCGCCGCTTCACCGTGCGCGAACAGACTTTCGGCCTCGCCGTTGAGTTCTTCGCCGGCACCCCTCAGAGCACGGCGCTGCGGCGGTGCGTGGCGATTCTCCAGCTTGACCCCAACGACCCCGACAACGCCCCCGACGAGGGCGATGCCGCCTGGGCTATGTGCTACAACTCGCACGCCGTCGTTTGGATCGAGGACGCAGACGACATCGGCTCGCTGGTTCACGAACTCTACCACGTCACGGCCCACGTCTTGCGCCACATCGTCAGCAACGACGAAGAAACCGGCGCCTACATCCAGTCTTACCTCTTCCGCGAAGCGTGGCTTCGCCTCAACAAGAAACCAAAACCAACAGCATGAAAAAAGGACTATACGCCAACATAAATGCCAAGCAGGCCCGCATCGCCGCCGGAAGCGGTGAACGCATGCGCAAACCCGGATCTGCCGGCGCGCCAACCGCCAAGGCATTCAAGCAATCCGCGAAGACCGCCAAGACGCGCCGATAGCATGGCCGGAAAAGGCGACACCCTGCGTGCGGTGAATGGCACCCTCTTTCGCCGCAACTGGGACGGAATTTTTATGAAGAAACCCAAACAGTATCCCGACTGGATATGCAACCAGTGCGGCCGGCTGCACGGCAAGCGCCCCGAGGGCAACTCCGTGGCCACCTACCACATCGGAAGGTGCGGCGCCTGTGGCACTGGGGGCATTGAGGTTACTGAGCCGCGGGACTTCGGCCATCTGCGGGAAGGATGGGACAAATGACCAGCGCCGTCCTCATTGCCCTCGTCGGCTTCATGTATTTCACCGTGGCCATCGACCAGGCGTTCATCCACCACAACTTCTGGAACGGCCTCATATGGCTCGGCTATGCCCTAGCCCAAATCGGCCTTTGGCACGTCACTGTGCAACCCTGACTTTATATGGAAAAATACAAAACTATGACGCCCGAGATTGAGGCCATTGATAACGAGATCATGCGCCTCAAGGGCTTGCGCGCCAATATGGTCGCCAAGTCGGCCAAGAAAAAGGCCGATGCTCTGTGCGCCGAGATGGCCGCCAAGAAAGCACGCCGATGAATTTAACTGACGGCATCAAACGCTCTGCAGCGGCCTGTTATGTGGTGTGGCGGCCGAGAGCAAGTGGTGTGAGCGAGCGGAGGGGCCTGCAGCCAACCTCCGCGCCGTCACTTTTGGGATGATCCATGAATTTCAACGCATCGTGCCGGTAGAAACACCGGTCGGCTACGGCAGCCTGCTCTACGTTGAGTCCGGCGGGCCGTTGTCGAATGACATCTTCGCCGTAGTTCTCGAGGACGGCGGCAAGATCCGGCACTTCCGGTCGGACCAGGTCACAGTTTTAGAAAACCCGACGATGGACATCGTTGGGAAGCAACTTTAGGACGCCGAGCCGACTTAACAACGGCCTGTAGGGGGCCGGCACGGCGCAGTGCACCGGCTCAGCGTCCTAACTATTTTGGAAAACGCACACGCACAACGCTTCACGCCTACCCCGCACCCGGTCATGCAGGTCGATTACGACATTCTGCAGGAACTCGGTGCGGATGAGGGCTGGCAATACCTCAAAAAGCGCGAGGAGCTGATCGCCCGCGAGGCATCGGACCCCTTTCGGCATGGCTTTATCCCTCCGGTGTGGCGCCGCGCGTCCGAGCTGCTGGAAAAACACCGCGAATTGCTCGTCATGGGCGGAAACAGGTCCGGCAAAACCGAGTGGGCGGCCAAGGAGGTCATCAAAACGATGTACAGCAAGCCCGGCGCGGTCGTCTGGTGCTTTCAAACCACGGCGCCCAACTCAATCGAATTGCAGCAGCCCCGCATTTGGAAATACATGCCGCCAGAGTGGAGGAATGCCAGAAAGGGACAGGTCACAAACATCACTTACTCGGTCAAAGGCGGCTTCACTGAAGCAAAGTTCGTTGCGCCTAACCAGGCGGTCTGCATCTTCCGTAATTACGCCCAAGATCCCTCCACAATTGAAGGCGGCGAGATTGATGCCTGCTGGTGCGATGAATTAGTTCCGCTCGATGTCCTTGAAACCCTTCGCTTCCGCTTAGTTGACCGCAACGGCAAGCTCGCCGTGACTTTTACGCCGGTCCAGGGCTGGTCGCCCACCGTTGCCGACTACCTTAACGGCGCCAAAAACGTGCAGGAGGTTGACGCCGAGCTGCTGCCGCGCAAGGACGCCGAGGGCAAGGTTGTTGGCTACGAGCAGGTGCCCATTGAGCAGATCAATCCGAAGGGCCGCCCGGTCCTCTACTTCCACACGCAGAGCAACCCCTGGGCCGGATGGTCCCGCATGAAGCGCGAGCTGCAGTCCGAGACCCGCGAGAAAATCCTCACGCGCGCTTACGGCGTGCCGACCAAAGCCATCGCCGGCCGCTTCCCGCTCTTCAATCCCAAGGTCCACGTCATTCGCCATTCTGAAATACCGAACGGCACTAAGTATCATTGGGTTGATCCGGCCAGCGGCAAAAACTGGTTCATGCTCTGGACCGTATTCGACAACGCTGGCCGCACCATCGTCTACCGCGAATGGCCCAGTCAGACCGAATACATTGAAGGCGTTGGCTACGCCGGCGAATGGGCGCTCCCAGACGGCAAGCGCATGGACGGCCGCCCTGGGCCCGCCATGCAGGACTTCGGCTTCGGCTTGCAGCGTTACAAAGATGAGATCCTGCGCGTCGAGGCCGGCGAGACCATCTTTGAGCGCTGGATGGACAGCCGGTATGGGCATTCCAAGACCCTTGGTAAGGAAGCGCCGACGACCCTCATCGATGAAATGGCGTCCCTTGACATGTTCTTCACAGCCACCCCCGGCGACAGCATTGACGAGGGCGTTGGCATGATCAATGACGCCTTGTCATACAATCCAGAACTGCCAGTAGACGCCCGCAACCAGCCGCGCCTGTACATTAGCGAAAACTGCAAGAACACGATCTACGCTTTGCAGACCTACACCGGAGCAGACGGCAAAAAGGCTCCGACCAAAGATCCCATCGACGTGCTGCGCTACATCTGCCTCAGCGACGCCATGTTCATCGACGGCGGCAGCATGAAGTCCCGCGGAGGCGGCAGCTACTAGTATGACCACGCTCTTCCGCGGCCAAGCCCCGCCACCGGACGACTGGAAGGTCGCCCCCGGCGGCCATCCTTTGTGCCAAGTCTGCGAGCAACCGCTCACGCCTAAATGGCTGCGCGACCCGCAACTCGGGCCGTGCTGCCTTGAGTGCGCACCGTTTGTGGTCAACGCCGACAAGCTGCTCCGCAGCATACGAATCGCACGATAGTTCAAGCCACACTTTAACTACTAACCAAAAACTATGCACCTAACCATTAGTACACGCCCCAAACATGTCGTCATGGACATGTACACAAAACCCGAAGATTTCGACATGTCCGGCGCCCTAGCCTTCAGCCGCGACCAAGCCCCCGCCGGCGTCCTCGCCATCATGCTCACCCTGCAGGACCGAATCGCCGACGCCGTCCTCTTGGTGTCCAACATGGCCACGGCGAAAGACCCCGGCTTCCTCGCCCATGCGGCCGGCCAATTGAACGCCCTGCAGGAGCTGTGGGACGACCTCGAGACCAAGCGCGCCGAGGCAGCGAAGCTGTCTTAAAGCGTCAACAAAGAGGCGCAAAAGCGCACGCTTTGCCACAAAGCCTCACCGAAGCGGCGTTCCCGCTCGGGTATAAAAAGCCGCCGCTTGCCCGCTTTGTGCCATGTCGGGTATAGGCGACATCCCGCTCGGGAACGCAACGCTACACCACCCGAGTGTAGCGTTGCGGCGACACTAGCCGCTGCAAGGTCTCACGAAGTGGACACAAAGTGTCCCTTTTTGCAACATTGTGTGCAGCCACCCAAGTGAGAGTTGGTTTGCCGCCGTCAGTCCAAACCCAGTAGCGAAAACGCGCCACTTTTTGTGACACAAACGTCAGTGGTCTATCCGGCCAAAATGGCAGGATAAATGGCCGGATAGCTTCTACAGCGTTCGCGCAATACTTCCGCACAAGTAGTGCCTTTTCTATCCAGCGAAATTAGTGCTGGACAAATGTACAGCTGGCTGGCATACTCTTAGCTATCGATTAAGGAGTGCCCCGCTGTGTCGGGGCTGTGGTTTGTTTTAGTCGGTCGGTCTTGGTGACGTTCACCCTGGTACCATCTTGGGAGGTTTAGACCATGGAGGAAGTTACGGTTGCCGATCAATCGGCAGGAGAAGTTGATGTTTTGTCCACTGCGCTAGGCGACTTGGGTTTTTCACCCGAGCCGGCAAAGGCAGACAAAAGCGAGGCATCAGAAAGCGATAGCGATCTTTCACAAGACGAAGAAGACAAGCCGGAATCTGCAGAAGATCCGGCTGAAGATGTTGCGGAGTCCGAGGACGACAAGTCCGAAGACGCCGAAGAACAAGAAGAGGACGAGGAAGATGTGCCGCGGGAGAAGATCCAGCGACGCATCGACAAACTCACCGCCGCCCGCAAGTCCGCCGAGGAGAAAGCCACGGCTCTCGCCGCAGAAGCAGCAGAGGCCAAAGCTAAAAACGCCGAGTACGAAGCGCAGCTCAACGAAGCCGCCCGCCCGGTCCTTAGCCCCACGGCCGACAACCCGCTGGCCGACGTGGACACCCAAGAGGCGCTTGATGCCAAAATCAAGAGCGCCCAAGAGGTCCGCCGCTGGGCGTTGAGAAATACGGACGGCGCCACGGTCAAAAGGCCGGACGGCACTGAGGTCTACGTTGATAGCGACGAGGTCAAAAACTACCTGATCAAAGCTGACGACGTTCTCACACTGCACGCACCGGCCCGCCAAAACTGGCTCGCCCAACGGCAGCCGGCCCTCGAGGCCGCCAAGAACCTGTTCCCCGACATCTTTAAAAAAGGCACCCCAATGCACCAGGCGTTCACCGCCACGGTCAAGCAGGCGCCGGAGCTGCTGAAGCTCCCGCAGGCTGAATACTGGGTCGCGCTGGCTCTCCTCGGAGAGCAAACGCTCATGGCCAAGCAAGGCGCCGCCGACGCGAAAGCGAAAGCCGCCAAGAAAGTCTCTTCGTCCAAAGAAATCGCAAAAACGCCAACTCCCGCCAACCCGGTCAGCGCAACGAAATCTTCCACCAGTAGCAAAGGCGCAAAAAGCGCAATGAGAGCACTGACGGGAGACTCAATGGACGACATCGAGTCATTTGTTTCCGCGGCGCTCTTGTAAGGAAAACCCTAACAAGAAAGACCAACCAATCATGTCACAAGGCACAGTATTCCCGAATTTTTCGGGCCTTCGCGAAGACCTCGCGGACGTTATCAGCATCGTTGATAACAAAAACACCCCCGTCACCTCGACCGCCCGCAAAGGCGCCGACATCACCAACCCCGGAGTTTTCTCCTGGCAGGCCGATGAGTACAAAGACCCGTCCTTTGACGGCGTCCTGACCAACGCCGACGTTTCGACCTTCGACGACGCCAGCTCCAGCCGCGCACTCCTCTCGGGCCGCGCGATGAAGTTCCGCCGCTCGATCAAGGTTGACGACTACACCCAAATCTCAGACATCGCCGGCATCGGCAAAAACAAGGCATTCGCTCATTCTGTTTCCAAGAGCCTTGTTGAACTGAAGCGCGACATTGAGTCCGCCGTCTGTTCCGACCGCGACAGTCAAGAGCAGGCCAGCACCAACCCCTACCGCACCCGCGGTCTCGGCAGCTGGATCAACGCCTCGGCGCAAACTGACCTCCCGGTTGCTGCGGCCTTCCGCACGCCGTCAGGCAGCATCAACACGACCGCCACCGCTTCCCTCACCGAAAGCGAAGTGCAGGCCGTGTTGCAGTCGATGTACACCGTCACCGGCACGATGAGCAGCATGATGCTCGTCTGCGGTCCTGAGCTGAAGCGCGCCTTCACCAACTTCACCCGCTTCGCGGGTGGAACTGACGACAAGGCCGGTCTCTCGATCCGTACCTTCACCCAGTCCGCTGAGTCCAAGAAGATCGTGGCTTCCATCGATTCCTTCCACGGCGACTTCGGCGTGCTCGACATCGTTCCTTCGCTGTTTTTGGCCAAGGACCAAGCCTCGGCCGTTCAGTTGGCCCGCGGTTATGTCATGTCATCTGACATGATCGAACTACGTTATGGCCGTCGCCCGCGCTTCCAAGAGTTGGAAGACATGGGTGGAGGCAAGCGTGCGCTCGTCGATGCAATCGCCGCGCTCGTCTGCATGAACCCCAAGGGCTTGGCCAAGTTCGCCGCGACTTCCTAGTCGTAAACCAGAGAATATAATTCAATGAAAACATACGAACTCCCCGCCGAAACCAAAGCCGCCACCGGCTTCACGCACAAGTCTGTCGTCACGCACGAAGACCTCACCCTGACCACGGCTGACGCCGACCAGACCATCGCGCTCTTGAGCGTTGTGGCCGGCGATGTCGTCGAGAAGGCTGCCTACAAGCTCGTTACCGCGTTCAAGGACGTGAGCGACGCCGCCTTCAACGACACCAAGGTCCAAGTCGGCGACGGCACCGACACCGATGAATACATCGCGGCTACGCAGGTCAACGAGAACGGCACCGAAGTGCTGTTCGCCGCCAACGTCAACACCGTTCCCTTCGCCTACACGGCGGCCGACACGGTTGACCTCTTGGTTGAGAGCATGACCGCCAAGTCACTGAGCAACATTGATGCTGGAGAAATCCACATCTATCTCGCCGTGACGAAGCTGTCCGCGATCTAAGACTACGTCTTAACACTCTGTCGTCCGCTGCAAGGCGGACGGCAGCAGTTAGGATGGCTGAAACACTTTGGAGCGATCTTGTCGCCGACCTAGGCGATGAGATGCAGCACCTCGTCAAAGAGGAATTGCTGCGAGGCTGGCATGCGGACGCTGTTCTAGCGGCCACGCGCCAGCAACGCATTGCCCAGGCCAACGCCCGCCTTGAGAATTGCGCCATCGAAGGCATCGGCGTCCGCGAGATGAGCATCGACGCCGACAGCTACTGGGCGTGGCACGGCACAAATCCCGGCTGCTGGCAGGACAAAGGTTTCCGCGATTGGTTCAAGAAGAAGAACCCCGAGTCGGTTGTCAAGTATACCCCCCGCAACACCACCATCCTCGTCTCTTGAAACCCATCGACCGCGACAAGATCGTAGAAATCCTCGGCGAAGTGGAGCAGGCCGACAGCGACGCCAGCACCTACATCCAGAGGAAGTTGCGCAACTGGAACACCCGCTACTGCATCTGGCCGGGGCAAAACGAGGACGGCCGCAAGCGCAAGGGCAGCCTCGGCGCCCAGCCATTTCCTTGGGACGGTTCAAGCGACTGTAAGATTTTTCTCAGCGACAACATCGTCCGCGACCACGTTGCGATGTTGACCTCTGCGTTCTTCAAGTCCCGCGTGCAGGTCCAGCCAGTCGAGAGCATGGACATCGACAAGCGCACCGCCGCCGAGGCTGTGCTCAAGTGGCTCCTCTTCCAGCATTGTCTCTCTGACCTCCAGCGTGAGGTCCGCCTCGCCGCCGAGTTCCGCGAAACCTACGGATTGGCCGTCATGGCCATCGACTGGCAGACCACCACGCGCACCGAGGTTAAGACCTTCACCATCGATGACGCCATGGGCATGCTCGAGGCCGCCGCGCAGCAAGACCCTGAGCAGGCCGCCAACCTCCAGGCACTCATTGAGGTCGTCCTTGACCCCGAGCAAGAAGAACTCGCCGCCCAGCTCCTCGGTGAGATCGTGCCAGAACTCGGCAAGCCGGCCAAGGTGCGCGAGCTGCGCGAGAAGGGCATCGTTGAGTGGGACAGCCCTTACATTTTTGAGAACAAGCCGGTGTGGACCGCCTTGGAAGCCTTTGAGGACATTATCTTCCCGATCCAGAGCTTCAGCCTGCAGCGCGCCGCCTTCGTGGCCCGCCGGGAACTCCTCACCGAGGTCGAACTCCGCGAGCGCGGGATGATTGAGGGCTGGGACGAGGACTGGGTGGAGCGCACCAGCAAGCACAAGGGCGAGATGCGGCGTATCACTGCGAACCTCCACCGCACCGACCAGTACCTCTACGAACAGCTGCGCGACATGATTGAAGTCTGGCACGTCTACCGCAAGGAGATTGACGAGAAGACCGGCGCCGTCCGAGTGACCCGCAGCATCATGTCTTTCCATGTCCCGGACAAGGTCGCCGTGCATGAGATCATGCCATATGCGCACGGCTTATATCCTTTCGTTGAATTAGCCCGCGAGCGCACGACGCGCCCGCTCCTTGAGTCCCGCGGAATCCCAGAGATCTGCATGACCGCGCAGAACGAGATCAAGGTGCAGCGCGACTTCCGCGTGGACGCCGCCAGCCTCAGCGTCCTCCCGCCAGTGCGCGTGCCAGCCAACCGCGGCAAGTTTGACTTGGTCCTTGGCCCTGGTGTCCAGATCCCCGAGCGCCGCCAAGGTGAGGTCAGCTTCATGGAGCCGCCCCGGGTCAGCCAGGGCTCCATTGAAGTTGAGGCCGCCACCCGCCTGGACGTGGACAATTACTTCGGCCGCATGTCCCAAGGCGTGCCGCCCCAGCTCGCCATGCTGCACACCCAAGAGCTGATCGACACCTGGCTTCTCGACATGAAGCTCTGCGTTGTCCAGACAATGGCCCTCGCGCAGCAGTATATGTCACCCGAGGAAGTCGCCCGGGTGACCGGCAACCAGCTGCCATTTAACGCCAGCCCGCAGGACATACGCGGAAGATTTGATATCACTGCGGAATTCGATGCCCGCATGCTCGACGCCGAAGCCCTCGGCGCAAAGCTCGACTACCTCGCCAAGATCCTCGTCCCGATGGATTCATTCGGCGTCATCGACCGCGTTGGCCTCATAAAATACATGTTCCAGGCCATCGACCCGAACATGGCGAGCATGCTGGTGCAGGACATCGGAGCCGCCACGGCCGCCGAGCAGGAAGACGAGCAAAGCGCCTTCGCCAAGATCGCCGCCGGCACCGAGCCGCCACTGAAAGAAGGAGGCCAGAACGCGCAGGTCCGCTTGCAGACCCTTCAGACCATCATCCAGAGCAACCCAGCGGTTCAGCAGCGTTATCAGCAGGACGAAATCTTCCGCCGCATGATCGACGCCCGCGCCCAGGGTTTCCAATTCCAATTACAGCAGCAGCAAAACGCCGTGATCGGCCGCACCGGCGCCCAGCCCGCACTCCAGAAGATGGCGCAGGACCAACAACTAGGAGGCCCGCAAGCAGCGGCGGCTTAACCTATGGCATTTTCCCCCAACGTAGCCGTCCGCAATGTCGCCGGGCTCAACATCCCGCAACACGATTACATCGCGTTTACCTACCACGGCGCAACGAACAACGCCGCGACCGTGACCTACCGAGAGGGCGGCGCCTCGGGCACTGTAGTTGCCACCGTGACCTTCACCTACACCACGCAGCCGCCAACCGTGGACGGCACGCCACTGGCCACCGTAACCCGCAGCTAATGACCTACAACGCACTCACCGGAGGCTTTGCTCCTAGCGCACCCTCGGCCTCCGCGCCGCTGGCCCGCGAAGTAGGCACCTATGCTGACCTCCCGCTCGACGGATCGGCGCCTGTTGGCTCGGCTTGGCGTGTCTTGGCTGGCTCCGGCATCCCGCTTTACAGCCGCCACGCAGCCGGCGTCTACGTCCGGTCATCCGCTGGAAATGTCAGCCGCGACAGCGACTACACCTTCGCCGGCAAGGCCGCGCAGATCATCGTCATCAAGGAGGCCGCGTGAAAACCGCCACCGTCTCCAGCATCATCACCAACGCCGCCAGCCGCGCCGGCTTGGACGGCAGCAGCATCGACAACCTGCCGACCACCACCAAGACCATCATGGTGGATAACCTTTCGTCGCACCTCCGCGATGCCTGGGAGTTCTACGATTGGCCCGACCTCACGCGCACCGAAGAACGCACCACACAGACCGGGGCGGACGAAGACATTTACTTGGACTTAGCGCAAGCCGGCGAGACCGAGATCGGGGATGTGTTTGCCGTCTATCAGGACAACCCCCACACGCACGCCGCGCCGAGAGAAATCACCTTCAGCTTAGACTTGGACAAGATCCGGTTGCCCAGCGACTGCCCTGACACCGTCTATGTCCGCTTCCGGCTGCCCTCTACGGAGATTTCCACCGTCCTCGCCACAGCCCTAGCACAGACGGTCCCGCAGATCCTCGCTGACTACCTCAAATTCTCTTTGACCGGCGACCTCCTGACCGAAGACGGCCAGCTCGACAAAGCGCAGGTCATGTATGGCAGGGCCGAGCTGTCACTCGTCAAGGAGACCGAGAAATTCACCTTCCAGCAAAAGCAGGTCCGCAGGTGGACCGCGCAGACTTCACCTTACTAACCCTCAACTACAGACATTATGGGATTCCCTAACGTAAAAACCAAACCATCCACCGGCATCGTCATTGACCACAGCAGCGCCACAGCCACCACCACGGCGGCCGCCGGCACGCAGTCCGTCATGCCCGCCAACGACAGCCGGACATACCTGGTCTTCCAAAACATCTCCGACACGCTCATGCGCATCGACTTTGGGCAAACAGTAACCGACGACGAAGGCATCCAGGTGCAGCCGGGCGGCTCCGTGACTTTCAACGCAGCGTGGGTTCCTTCGCAAGAGGTTTTCGTTCGTTGCAGCTCA